CATATCCGCCTGTAATGATATGTGTACTTAATGGTGGTTACGCATTTTTTGCAGACCTAATGAAAGATATGGGTATTGATGTGCAAATGGATTTTATTCGAGCTAAATCATATGAAGGTCAGGATAATTCTGGAGGAGTTAATATCACTAAAGATTTAGAAATTCATTGTAAAGGTAAACGTGTTTATATTATTGATGACATTGTAGATACCGGTGCAACCATGGCAGAAATATTAAGACGTGTCGATGATATGACACCTGATGAGGTAAAGGTAGTTACATTACTCAAACGTAAAGAAGATAGCCCACCAGTAGATCATTTTTGTTTTGAAATTGATAAAGAGTGGGTAGTAGGTTATGGATTAGATGATAATTCATTAAAAAGAAATTATAGAAATATATATAAGATTAATTAATGTATCAAGCAGTAGCATATCATAAACGTACTAACAAGGTACATATTTGGGATGATAAGAAAGGTCATTTCACTATTAATTATAAACCATATGCTTATCGTAAAGCTACATATGGAAATATGGTTGCGTTAGATGGACAAACTGTACAACGCGTTGATAATCCTGATCGTGAAGAAACTGGTTTATATGAAGCAGATATCAATCCAGAAATGCGTACTTTAATTGATACGTATACAGATTCGGATGAATCATCAGTAGGTCATAGAACATTATTTATTGATATTGAGGTAGATATTGCTAATGGATTTCCGACACCAGAAGAAGCTCAAAATGAGGTAACTTCTATTGCAATATATGATGAAGCTGGCGATCAACGATATGTTTGGATTCTAGATAAAGATCAAGTAGTTGAAAATGTATCTAAATCTGGTTATGAAGTAGTATCATGTCGTGACGAACATACTTTATTACAAAAATTCTTATACAAATATTATGAAGTACAGCCTACTATTATAACTGGATGGAATATTGATTTCTTTGATATTCCTTATCTTTATAATCGTATGGTTCAGATATTAGGTGAAGAACAAGCAAGATCATTATCTCCTATTAAAGATGTTATTTGGTTAAAACATAGAAATAGATATCGTATATCTGGAGTATCATGTTTAGATTATATGGCATTGTATAAAAACTTTACATATTCTCAAGAATCTAGTTATTCATTAGAAGCTATATCTCAAAAAGAGTTAGGTAAAGGTAAAATGAAATATGAAGGTACATTGGATGACCTTATGCGTAATGATATTCAAGGTTATATTGATTATAACATGAATGATGTGGATCTGGTTTGGGAGATTGATCAGAAAATGAAGCTAATTGATTTAGCTCGTGGTATATGTCACAAAGGCCATGTACCATATGAAGACTTCTTATTTCCAACTAGATATCTAGACGGCGCAGCATTAACATATATGAAGCGTATGAACATTGTATCTCCTAGCCGGCCACCTAGATCTAACGAAGAATTAAATTTATTAGGAGCATATGTTAAACCACCAAATGCAGGTCGTTATAAATGGGTATATGACCTTGATTTAACATCGCTATATCCTAGTATCATTATGACACTTAACATATCACCAGAAACCAAAGTAACTAAGTTAGAAAAATTTGATCCTAAAGGTTATGTTAAGAATACTGGTACTCATTATTCGGATGGCTGGAATGGTTGGGAAACATCGCAAGATCTAAGAAATTATTTGGAATCAAATAAATATTCTGTGGCAGCTAATGGAGTTGTATATGATACGCAGATAAAAGGATTTTTACCATCTATACTCGATAAATGGTTCAATGAACGTGTTGAATATAAAAATCTTCGTAAGAAGTATGAAAAGGAAGGAGATGATGCTAAGGCAGAATATTTTGATAGAATGCAGTTAGTAACCAAAATTCTTTTGAATTCATTCTATGGAGTATTAGGTAATCCTAGCTTCCGATTCTTCGATCCAGATAATGCAATTGCAATTACAAGTACTGGCCAGCAATTAATTAAATTTACAGCAGATATCGGTAATCAATTTTATTTTAAAGAATTAGGTAAAAAGAAAGATTACAATATCTACATAGATACAGATTCAGTATTCTTTTCATCATTGCCATTGATAGAAAAACGATATCCAGATTATGATATTACAAATGAAAAATGGATGTCTGATAAAACTATTGAAATTGCCGATGAAGTGCAGACATTTATCAATACATCATATAATATATATGGTAAGAAGTTTCATAATGTTGATAAACATCGATTTGATATTAAGAAAGAAAATGTTGCTAAAGCTGGTCTATGGATTGCTAAAAAGCGATATGCTCAATGGATAATTAATGTTGAAGGCCATACTGTATCAAAACTAGATGTTAAAGGATTAGATGTGGTACGATCGTCTTTTCCGCCTTCATTTAGAAAATTTATGGCAGAAGTATTAGAAGATATATTAAATGATATTGATAAACCAGACTTAGATCAAAAAATATTAGACTTTAAAGAACATATGAAAACATTGGAACTAATCGATGTAATGTTCCCGATCGGTGTTAAAAATATTAAAAAATATATACGTAAAGGTGATAAGCCATTTGCTGTACGAATGAAAGGCACACCAGTACATGTTAAGTCTGCGTTAAACTATAATGATATGTTGAAACATCATAAAGTAAAAACCATACGTGGTATTATTAATGGTGAAAAAATTAAATGGACATACCTTAGAGATAATTCAATGGGATTAGATACAATGGCATTAAAAGGATATGATGATCCAACACCAATTGCAAATTTTGTTCAACAACATATAGATTATGACAAAGTATTTAAATCAGCATTTGCAAATAAATTAAATGATTTTTATAGCGCAATGAATTGGGGATTGATTCCTGAGAATAATAATTTAGGAAAGTTTTTCTCATTTTAATTTGGTAGAGTCAAATATATTTCTTATATTAAAGAAAAATAAAAAGATATGTACGGAAAAAGTTATTGGTATGGTAAAGAGGTAGAAGGCAGATTGTCTGATATCGAAACGGTTTTTGTTAGAGGTCAATTACCTAAAAATTACAAAGAATATCCTCATGTATATTTTACAATTGAATACATTGAAATGTGTTGTACTCATGGTAATTGGGATGATATTCATAATATTTTGGAGACGCGTCAATATGTTACTGTCGAAGCTAATTCAAAAACAATGGCTAAGATTCCAATGTCTATATTTAATAGAGCACATGTTATATATAGAATACAAGATGAATTTGTTGCTAAATTAAAGAATACAGATACATTGTCAATTGATGCAGGTTGGTATAGAGTACATCAGATTACAAAATGCAATATGATGGAAATCAATCCCGATGATTATAAATTTGATAGAACAGAAGATTAACATGAAAAGAAACTTATTTTATTTTGGCCTTGAACCTTTAAAGGCTAGGTATACATATCAGTTATGTAAAGAATGGATGCCAAAGACATTTGCAGAATATCCAGACCTTAATTTTGTAGATATTGAAGGAGATTTTGATCCAGATTGTGAAATTAAAGTAGGTGCGGTATTAGATGCGATTGGTAGAGGTAAATACAGTTTATCTCAATGCCAGAACTTCTTAAATCTACTGTATAACGATAAAGTGCAAGATGGTGATATAATATTCTTGCAAGACTATTGGACACCAGGAGTCGAAGCCATATGGTATGCATTAGACCTGTATGGTTATAAAGATATAAAAGTATATACAATGTGTCATGCACAGTCAGTTGATGAATATGATTTCACTTATCCAATGCGTGATTGGATGCGTCCTTACGAGTTAGGATTAGATAAACGATTGACTGGTATATTTGTAGGAAGTACGGTTCATAAAGAACAACTTCGTGAAGCAGGGTTTGAAGCTCCTATACATGTTGTATCATTACCAATACATTTAGAAGCTACTCATGATGTATTAGAAGGATGTGCAGAACTTGATAAGAAAAATGTAATTGTATATTCATCGCGATTAGATAAAGAAAAGAATCCTTTCTTTATGATGCAAGTAGCTGAACAATTTTTAAATGAAAATCCAAATTATGAATGGCATGTTACTACTTCTGGTAAATCGTTTAGAAGCATGTTACCTGGTGTTTTAAATGCATTGAATGAGTTGGCTAAAGAGCAGCCTAGATTCAAATTGTTATCTGGCTTAACTAAAGAAGAATATTATAACGAGTTAGCTACATGTAAAGTGCAATTTAATTCATCATTACAAGATTATGTGTCATGGACAGTAATTGAATCCACTACATTTGGCGCTGATATAGTATTTCCAGATTTTAGAAGTTTTCCAGAATTTATTGATCAAAATAGATTGTATAAGCCATTTGATTTGCAATCGGCAGTAGATACGCTGGAAACAGCAATTGCTAATCCTAAAACCCATTTTGATATTGGTAACACATCTGATTTAGGTAGACAAATGGAAGGATATATCATAGCGCGTGATTATGATAAAGAGATCAATGTATGGCATGAAAAAGAATATTGTCAAGAATTATTATATCAAGATTTTGATAATAAAATAAAAGAACGAACAACTCAATTGGAATTATTTTAATGAAAGATTTAATTTATTACCCGTCATTATCTGCAGGAGGTTGTGCAGGAGACTTCAAAAAGAATAAAGAAGTTAAACCTGGACTTACATGTAGATTTTATGATAAAGAATTTCCAGAACCATGGAGACATCCATACTTCCTAATTACAGCAGGTCACCATTACAAATGGATGGATGCTAGAGATAGATATGGTTTAGATGATGATGTATTAGTATTAGGAGATTCTGGAGGATTCCAGTTAGCCACCGGTGCCATTAAATGGGATCCATCATTCAAGAAAACTATATTTGATTGGTTAGAAGCCAATTGTGATTTAGGAGTAAATTTAGATATCCCACCTCGTGCAAAGTATGATGGAAAGTTTTACGAATGTATGGATATCAGTTATGATAACTTCAAATACTTTGCAGATAACCAATCTGGTAAATGTAAATTCTTAAATGTTATTCAAGGTAACAATGTTGAAGAATATGAAGCTTGGTATCAGAAAATGAAAGACTTTGAATTTAATGGTTGGTGTATTGGTGGTGCTCAAAAGCGTGTTACAATGTTTATGTCAGCATTGGTTCCTATGATTAAAAATAGAGAATTTGAAAAAGCTCGTAACCAATTTATTCATGTGTTAGGTATATCTAAGATATCTGATTTCTTCATGTTAAGTTTCTTCCAGAAAATGGTAAACAAATATCATGGAGGTCGTATACAGATATCGACAGATTCATCATCGCCAGGTTTATATCCTGTATATGGAACTTATCTTCATTCTCCTCAATTAAGTAAAATGACCTTTACAGATTTATATTTTCCTAAAGGAGAAAATTTACCTTATAATGCAGATGATTTAGTCCCTAATCCATTAGGACATCCAGTATCAGAAGGATTTACTTTTGGCGATGTATCTAATTATAAAGGTGATGTTACAATGAAAATGACATTAAACAATTTATTTGTATTTAATGATACTGTTAAACAAGTAGAAGAGATTGTGAAATGTCATAACGAATTGTTACAAACTATAGTTCCTAGAGATTTCTATTCAATATTAATGAGTATGGAAGAAATGTTTAAGGACCCAGATAAAGCTATTCATATCTATAACAAGAATAGACAGTTATATGATAGGTTTGGTGGTAGTACAAGAGACTTAGTAAATAATGAAGTGTTTAATAAATTCTTCGAATAAAAGAGAACAAATGGAAAAAAGAAAACTAACTAATTTTATTGAGAAATATCATTTAGCAGGAAATGCTAATTCGGTAGGTTTAGATGTTAAAGATGATGTATTGTCATGTGAATTTATTACAGATGATCAAAACGTTGTAGGTAGAGTTACAATGCAAGATTTTGATATCGAGGATGTGCGATTAGGCGTGTATAATACATCTCAATTAACAAAATTGTTAACAGCTTTAGATGATAAAATTGATATCAAAGTTAATAGAGCAGATGATGCTGCATTTTCAATTAACATATCAGATATATCAACAAAGGTAACGTTTATGTTAGCAGATATGTCTGTGATTAGACAAGTTCCTCAAATGAAAGAACTTCCTGATTTCAATGTTAAAATTAAATTGACTAAAGATTTTGCAGATAAATTTATCAAATCAAAGAATGCATTACCAGAAACTGAAAACTTTGCAGTTGAAAGCGGAGATGCAGGAACTAAAATGATTTTAAATTATTCTACTTTGAATACTAATAGAATTACATGGGCAGTAACGCCTGATAAATCTGAAGAGTTAAATGCAACATGTTTCTCTGCTAATTTGTTTAAAGAAATTTTATCTGCAAATAAAGATGCGGAAGAAGGTTATATTGAAGTATCTCAGGCAGGTTTAGCTAGAGTAACCTTTAAAGGAAGTGCATATTCATCTACATATTATTTAGTACAATTACAAGCTGCGTAACATGAAAGTAAAATTTAAAAAATTAGTTGATACNGCAGTTACTCCTAGTTATGCTAAACCAGGAGATGCTGGAATGGATATAACTGCAATTGCTCATAAAATAAATACAGAGCATAATTTTATAGAATACCATACCGGTCTAGCATTTGAAGTTCCGGAAGGTTATGTTGGATTATTATTTCCAAGATCATCTGTATCAAAGAAAGATGTGAGTTTAGCAAATTGTGTAGGAGTTGTTGATTCTGGATATAGAGGAGAAATAACTTTCAGATATAAATTTGATAGTGATAGTTATTTTGCAAATGTTAAACGATATCAAGATGGTGATAGAGTTGGTCAATTAGTTATAATGCCATATCCAAATATAGAATTAGAAGAAGCTGATAATTTAGCTGATAGTTCTAGAGGAGAAGGCGGATATGGTTCAACAGGTAATTAAGTAAGTATGTTTGGAAATCAAGAAAATACATTATGGGTTGAAAAGTTCCGGCCTGGTACGTTAGAAGGATATGTAGGTAATGAACATATCATAGATAAAGTTAAGTTATATTTGCAAAATGGTGATGTACCACATCTATTATTTTATGGACAAGCAGGTACTGGTAAAACAACTTTAGCCAAGATTATAGCAAATGGTTTAGATGCGGAT